GGTGTGATCTAGTATTAAAGTTTGAGAGTCTACATTAACAAAGGTTCCTCTTAGAAAATAAACACCCTCAGATAGGATCACCATAGATCCTGAGATAGATGCTTGATTGTTTAATGTAGTTGCAAATGCTTGATTTGCCTGTATCGAGGTAATATCACTAAATCCAGGAGATACGATTTCTTCTACTAGAAGATTTTCAGCGTCATTAAAAGAAGTATTTCCGTCAGTGCTCGTATTTAAATAATTTAAATACAATATTGGGTTCGTGTTATTATTATTCGGATCGTTTTGTTTTAAAATATAAATTACTTTAGCTTTAACACCAGAATCTTGCCCTACTATAACCTTATTGAGAAGATTATCAACATATCCATCTACATTTATATTATTAAAAGTATTCTCTAAGATGATTCCGGGAACCTGCCTCAAATAATTTATTCCGCCGGGAATTACAACCGATCCCTCTTTAAAGATGTGATTACCAAACTGCTCAATTTGATTTTGGAGGATAGACTGTAATCCTGTTAATTCACGAGCCTGAACAGGATATCCCGGTTTGAATAAAACTTTATAATAATTTTTTGCAGGATCAAAATCGTCAAAGTATGGAGAGACGTTGAGGTTAGTTTCCTGTGGCATAATTCTTTAGAATTGCAAAATGACTTTGATATCTTCTTTTTGATTTGATGATCTAGTAATCGAAGGTCTATTGTCTACATAAATGATATTTCCAGAATATTTTTTAACTTCTGGATTTGATACACCCGATGTAAATGACTGACCTAAGTAGTATGTTCTATTATTTATTACGGTAGAGACGCCGGTAAATGAAGTATCAATAATCAAAGAGGTAGTCGTTCCATTTATTATAGTTGTTCCTCCCGTACCAACTGTTGAACCAAATCTATTTAATTTGAATCCGTAAGATGGATTAGTTTGAGCTGTTCCTACGGTATTAAATCCGGAAAGTGATCTATCCTGCCAATATTTTAAAACTCCAGTATTTTGATCGTAAGAAATCACTCTACCAACAGCAGTTGATCCAACACCAACTGTTTGTGTGATTGTACTGTCTGCGGGGAAAGATGCGCTACTATAACCAATGCCGGTTAACTTCAAAGCGTAGACTGCACTAGCTTTACTCAAAGTTAAAACTGAAGAGGAGTTATATGCTTCTGGATTTTCTATTAAACCAACTCTCGCTATTTGATTTCCTACAATAAAGTCTGGATTTTCTAAGTCATTTTCAATTCTAGAATAAACTATGACGTTATATGCTCCAAGTTCTCTGTAGATGTCTGCACCATGACCTCCTTGTGGAGGAATAATTACATTAAAAATAGGAGAAGTTGTTCCTGTTGGAACATTACCTGCTACAAGATCTACAGTTCCGTAAGTATATCCAGAACCTCCTTTTGAAATAACAACAGATTCTACTTTAGAATCGTTATTTATTGTAATGGTGCATTCTGCACCACTACCATCACCATTAATAGGAACCCTATTATAAGTTACATTTGCGGTTCCGAGACCAACACCTCGATTAGTTATTGTTACAATTTTTAATTGACCGCTAGTTGCTGCATTATTTCTTACTGATGCATTTTCAGTATTTGTTTCCCAATTTTTGGGAACAGGGATAAAATTAATTGAGTCAAATTTAATAATATCACTGGGTTTAATAGTATACAAATACTTCCAAATATATCCATCACCACTAGTGCCAGCAGATCTTGGTTCTAAATCGACAAAAGTTGGTTCATCGAGAGATGGTCTTCCCTCTGGGTTTTCTGGCGATGATCCATTTTGAAGACAAATATAAACCCTATAATCACTATTTACTACATAGTAATTTGCTGAATAGAGACTAGTTGCGCCGGAAGGTTTAGAAGTATTTGTTCTACTAATATCATGACGATACATATCGTAAGTTGTTCCCGATTGCCAAGTGACCTTACGTACAACTTGTTTTACATCATCCTCTCCAATTTTTTTGAGAGCAATCATTGTATCCCAATAATCATTTTCCTGATCAAAGTTATCCTTTGGTGCAGGAGGAGTTACGTCCCAAGTAGATGAATAATCAGTTGCATTCGGAAGACCTACAAAGGCATAATAAGAATTTGAAGAAGAAGTCGCTACAGAAACAAAACTCTTTGCATTTAGTATTCTTAATTGATCAGTTATAATTGCAGACATTTTATGAGTTTTTTATCTATTTATGAAACGTAATTACGATATTTTAATGGATTATATCTTTGAATTGTCGGTGAAGTTATAATACCAACCAGACCATTATTATAAGAAGTGAACTGGTTAGGATTACTTCTACTTAAATTGTGTATTCTTCCCCAACTATATTGTCCGAAGAATGAACTATAACCCAATCCAGCCAATCCATTGTAATTAGAAACACTTACTGTTACTCTAGCAACATATGTTAGACCAACACCAATTGCATGAGTTTGTGCGATAGAAACCGCTGCCACTTGATATACATTATCTATGAATGTTGATCCAATACCTAATGTAGATCCATCCTGATAGATTGATGTTAAACCATTACCGACATTAGAGTTATACACAACGAAGTAATATCCAGTTTGTATTCCACTTACTCCAGTGGTTGCAATACCAACTTTATTAATGTTTACGTCTCTTAGGAATGAGTCCTTGGGAATAAAGAAGTCAAAAACGATTCCTGTCAATGCAACTCCAACTGAAATAGTGTTGATTCCACTAATAATACCAAAATCACCCTGATAAGAAACATTTTCGATAACTTCTTTTCTTACCTCTGGTGGAGATATTAGAACAACTGGAGGAGTTGTTGTTGTATATCCAGTTCCAGGGCTTGAAACTGCTATTGATGTGACAATACCAGCAACGGATATTGTTGATGTTGCAGTTGCTCTTTGTGTTGTTCCCAGTCCAACTGGATTTTCAATAACCACAACTGGGTTTGTTGAATAACCAACACCACCATCAGAAATTACAATAGATGAAATAGTTCCTGCAGTAGAAACTATGGCTGTTGCTGCAGCTGCTACTAATTGATCTTGAGAAATAATAATTATTTTTCTTTGAGGCTCTTCAGATGTTCCATCTTGTAGATACTCATCTGCGCTATCAAAGAATGTCTTAACACTCTCAACAAAAATTTCTGTTGATGCAATGGATACATTTTGAATAATATTTGTTGATGGGTAAATCAGTGGTTCATATAGAATTCTATCTTTTGCAACTTCTTGTCCATTTATAATCTTATCCTCAGTTTGCTTGCACCAAACAACTGGTCGAAGTAGATTAAAATCTTGAGATATACCTGGTCCAGAATACGCATTAGTTTCCACAATATCTGTGGAAACGATTTCCATAACCAACCTGGAATCTTGCTGCAATCTTTCAACATCACTATCAATTCTTAAATCATCTCCGGGTTTTACCGTTTCTAAAATATCAACAAGGGAAGTATCTACACCCCTCGTTCCTTTGTAGAAAATAATCTTAGATGTGTCTCCTTCTTTTGGGGCTTCAGTGAAAGTTATTATGCTGCCACCGTTGAAAATATACGATTCATCTGGTTCCTGGAGAATATCATTAACAAATACTAAAAGATTAGCCTTTACTTCAATATTTGAACCACTTCTAGATCTAATAGTCGTTTGCTCCCCATTAATTTTAATTGGGAAAGATACTCTCTTTCCATCAAATAGAGAATCTAATGGATCTATGACTTGCAACTCTCCTATAGAAACTCCGGTAAATTCATCGGATGCTGTTCTATCAACTGAGATTTGGAATTCTTTAAATGGCAATGAAGTGTCTGTCTGTATTCCCGTTGTTCCTCCGATAGAAACTGTCAGAATTTCTCCCAATCCATATCCATACCCAGAATTTTTCAATTCAAATGAAATTACACTCGAGCCTTGTCCCACGATAATGTCAGCAACTGCACCTGTTCCAACTCCACTTGAAGAAGAACTATAAATTAATGGAATATTCGAGTATGAGAGTGGAGAATCAAATACCACAAATGGTGGATTGGATGTGGTATATCCAATTCCCGGATTAGTAATTGCAACACCAGTTACGTATCCACCAGTAACAGTCGCAACTCCAATGTACGTTATATCATAAGATCCCGTACTTGATGTAGCAACTCCAACATTAACTGTTTGAATCCCAGATCTGTAACCTGATCCAGAGTTTCCAATACTAACTGAAGATATAGTTCCTGAGGAAGAAACTATAGCAGTTCCTCCTGCTGATATCAATGGTTGGTATCCAAATCCTTCAGTTGAACCAAATGAAACTATAATACCACCTTTAGGAATGTTGCTAACATTGACATCATAATTTTTCGGTAAAGTTTCTCCTGTAAATGATATTGATGTTATTCCATTTCTTTCTAAAAGATCATAATCGCCCTGAACTTCTACCGCACCAACTCTAACAGGCCCTTGGAATATGTCATTTACTAGGATAATTGCATTATCTGTAGAAAATCCTGAAACATTCGATTGGTTTGATGTTAGAGTAAAGGTTGTGGTTATTCCATTGAATCCATTTGATATATCATCAAAAATATAGTTGGAAGAATATGCATCTTCGAGTCCATTTTCTATTCCGGATTTTATAAAACATCTTCCGCCAAATTTTGAGGTGGTTTCTGTTCCACTAAAATCTCTACTATCTGGAGCATTTGTTGATGTTGAGAATGGAATTAGTCCATAAGGAGCAGCGGCAAACGTAATTAAATTATCTACAATATTATAATTTCCAGTAATTTTTCTAACAGTAGAATCTGAAGCATGTGTTGATAATCCAGTTCCCATCCAAGATCTTTGCACGAGAATTGAATTTGTTGATCCAAACCCAACCGCATTAATTCTCATAATTTCGTCGTTAATCTTTATCAAATCCCCACCAAAGAAAGATGTAATACCTGAGAGAGTAATAACAGATTCTCCAAGAAAAACTGGTTTTGTAGTTTTTGTGGTAACTGATGTAGAAACAATAGGAGATTGTATTAAATTATCAATAGAAATTAATACTCTTGCATTCTGGTTGGTAGATACAAACCTATGAAGTGTTCCAATACCAACACTTGTTATGTCTAAAACGTTTGGAATTGGTAACAATGCCTCCGATGCAGATGCGGCAACCTTAATTTTTAAATCATCTTCTTTAACGACATAGACCGTTGATGGGAGTTTGTCTGTTAAACCTATTCCAGCAATAGAAGTTGTTGCAATCCCTATCTGAGAATTTAAATCTGAATAATAATTAAGTTTTTCTCCGGTAACAAAGAAGTGCTCTGGGATGAAAATAGTATTATCTGTTGTATCAACTACAGTAGGATCATCTCCGAAGAAATATCTTTCAAAAATTGGTCTTTGGGTATTAGTGAGATTAAATGTTCTCTTAACACCGGTTTCAGTTCCCTCATAATATCCATATGCGGATTCTATACTTGCATTTGTAAAATCAATATTTCTAATTGGTGATGGTACATTAGCTACACCTATGGTATTTTGATAGACTCTTACTTGAGTTTCAATATTTGGATTTGGCGTAAATGTAAGATCAACCGTTCCTGTTGTACTAAAAGTTGCTCCAATTAGTCCTATTGAACCATTAGTTTGTAGGATACCAAACTCTGAAATGTATACATCACTACTGTTGTTTATTACTACTACTTCTGAAACTTGATATTTTCCATTAGTCAAATCTTCAACACTTACAACATAATACGAAGAATTATAATTTGAATCATATGTAGAAATAGTCGTTATTCCCGGAGTTGCTGATGAAGCAATCGAAACGTATGATGATGATAGTGTTGAGTTATTGAAAATAGATATAGTTCCAACCCCAACAGATAAACTATTTCCAATGGATACTCTTATTGAATTTACGTTGTATTGACTTGTAGTGTAAGTGTATGGAATTAAGTCAATGTTGATATTGGATCCAGAATAATAGGCATAATAAGTTCCTATTCCAAGCGATGATATTGAGTCCACATTGCCAGTATTTAATTGACCGTACTCCTGAAGTACAACATCATTTCCATCATGAATTACCATAAGTTCATTGAATTCATAATAAGAGGAATCTGTTGCTCCAATCTGCACTAGAACTTTCGAAGATCTATAAGTTGATGCAATTCCAACAACAGTCACCTGTGAAGATGAACCGTTAGCAATGCTGGTGGTAGATGACCCAACAAAAACGGTATCTCCCAAAGAAGTTGATCCTATAGATGCTACGGAATCTTTAATATCAAACGAAACAAGACTAATATTATAATCATTAACTGAGAATTTCTTAGGATAAAAAAGTAAATTTCCTTCACTACCGCTAATTGTAAAGTCAAATGATCCCATATCATATGAAGTTTCGATGTTTGAGTATTGATTTAGATAACCAAACACTCCATCATGAATAATTGTCAATAGAGAAGATTGTTTTTGATCTGAGAATAATTTGTCTTGAACGTATGTAAAATATTTTGAAGATCTTAAGGTTAATGGTATCGTATCGACAACACTGAATTTGGTTGGTCTTGGAGAACTATTAAACTGACCGCTTAGATCATCTATTAATAAAACTCTATTTCCTATAGATTCAATATAATCCTGAAGAACTGTAGAACCAAAAATAATTTGATTTGACTTAATATCACCATCTATAGTTAAGTTATTTTCAGTAACTAAATCAAAATCATACTTACAGTTTAGATCTATCGATCTAGACAAATCAGCAATTCCTACAAAATCACCAAGGTTTTGATCGGTGTTTATTCCGGAAACTATTGGAGATGTCTCAATTACCAAGTCACTAAATCTCTTAAATCCAGAAGTGTGATTTAAATTACCTACTGCATTATCCCAAGTATCGAGAGGAATTTCTGATTTTAAAGAATATGAGAAGTATTGATAATAATCACTATCATGAACTCTTTGGAATTGATTATTTAAAAATCCAGTTTCTTTTTGCCATCCCTTATCAACATTCGAGGATGATCCAACAATATAATTTACGTTAGATGAAGTTATTTTTGTTGGTATTCCCTTAGTGTTAGTTGTTTTTCCTATGATTTCAACACCTTCGGAGAAAGTTTCTATAGAAGAAACTTTTAAGATTTCATCGTCCGAATCCCACCCAACAACTACACCACTCATTTCACCAGAAACTACAGTTTCTCCAATATTAAAATTATTTTTTTGTAAAGAAACATCAAATATTGGGAAATATTTTTGCGGTATAATTCTTCCTGCAGAATTAACTGGGTCAAAGGTCCCCGGTACTTCACCATTGCTAAGATAATCGGTGAGGTTGTATGAAACAGTTGCTCCAATTCCTCCAATATTGGGGTCAGTATTTTTTATAGTAAATAAGGCATAATCATAATTAGAAGAATTAAATCCCTTTGCCGTTGATCCAATCCCCACACTAATATTTTCAATTAAAACCTTATCTCCAATTTGGAATGGGAAGTCCGATGCATTACTAAAACTCGATCCTAGTGTTACGACAACATCTTTTGATGATGAGATAAATCTAATCGAACTAATACCAACTCCATTACTGTTATTCGTGGGAATAATAGTTGGGATTGTGTTACTCATAGATGTTGTATTCGTAAGAATATCAACATATTGAGAATTTAAATTATATTTTAATTCAACATCAGTTACTATGTTATTAGTAAATCCATCAATTACAACTAAAGATGGTGGCGTTAAATAATTTTTTCCTAAGGAAGAAATTCCTATAGATTTGAATGATGCTTGTGTTTTAATTTTTATTAAATCGGGAAGTTTTGCTGTTGGTCTCAGCGAATAATCGGAAGGATATTCAAAACCAATATCATCTATATTAGTTTTAAGCACATTTCCAATAGAAGTGCTATTAACTTCAAGTATCTCACCATAACCTAAGTTTGAACTTACTTCGTTAATTTTAGGAATAGAACTTAATTTTGATCCAACAAATGACACTTTAACGGCATCAATTTCACCATAAGATGTTAATGAATTTGTTGCATAACTGATAGTTGAATTTGTATTATTATAACTTCCTCTTTCTGGTTTTCTTCTTAAATTGTACTTAAAGGTATTTGTTGTTACTCCAGATATCACATATTCACCACTATAATCACTAGGAATAATCTCAATTAAATTATTATTAATAACTTCATCATCTACAATAATTTCATTTTTCACTTGAGGTATTATATTTAAATTAGTTGGAACTAGTCTGTAGTAGATTTTTCTGGGAGTAGAATCATTTAAACGCAATGATACTGTTGCATTTGCATCTATTCCAATTTTTCCAGACCTAACAACCTCAACATTTGATGGAGTTGTAAAATTCAATTTGTTTTTGAAATTAGAATCCGTATAAAACTCAAGGTCAAATGCAGAGTAAAGAACGCCATTGTTTGTGAAAGAAAGAGTGGGACTAGAAACATCAAAAACTAATGTATTCTTATTTGTTAGTTTAACGGGGGGATTTACTGGTAAAATTGAACCGAAAGAGGCACTAGTTATACCGACAAGGTTTCTTTCTTTTCTTGACGAATAATAATAACTATTCGATAATTTTATAGTATTGTCATCGACAACTATTACATAATAAATTTCTTCATTAACTAATCCTGCCGATGGAGAAGATGAAATGTGGATTACTTTTTGACTGGTATATAATCCATGATTATTAATAGTTATCGTGTCTCTAGATATATTGACATCAGATGATAAAAAGTTCAATCTATTAATTACTGTTCTTCTATTATAGTCGTCGTAAGAAACTGAAATTGTTGTTGAAAAACCAGAAATTACATTCATAACGACATTATCTTCTAGTAGTAACCCATGGGTTGCTGCTGTAGAAACGGTAACTTCATTTTTACTGATTTTTCCGGTCAGAATATTTTGATGATTTGTTTTAAAACTATGGATTTCTCCAGATCCAACATTAGTAAAATAGAAAAGATCTGATGCGGTTGTCAACCCAACATAATACCCTGTTGTCCCTAAACCAACTCTATAAGAACTAATCCCAATTAAATCTGCATTTAACCTTGTCGCATAAACAACTGAAGACTCTGGTAATTGATAAGAAGAAATACCATCTGTTGATATAGAAATTCCGGATCCACCATTTGAGGAATAAATTAATTCATCTCCAGACTGTAATTCATGGTTGGGAAAATATATTGATCTGGTTGGAACTGAAATTTGAGTAGCACCTGCCCCCGGATTTGAGAATACTAATGTTGTTGAAATCCCAGGTCCAGAAGTTGTTCCTATACCCAAAGATTCAGTTGGGTTAAAATATAACTCCTTATTCTTTCTATTATTATATTCCCCATCAACTTTAAAGTTAAGATTTAGTTTTCTAGGAACCTCTGTTAATGCAATACCGGCGGAATATGTTGTTATTCCTGAAATTTGATTTATATTCCTAAGAACTCTGATTCTTGAGTTTGTATAGTCTACATTTAAAATTTTTACTATCTCATTTCCAATTTGATATATATCATTTTCCTTTATTGCCGATTCACCAATATTTCCAAATACATTGAAATAAGTAACTATTCCAGTATAAGAAGTAGAGCCTATTCCGGAGGCAGAAAATAAATTGTTAGATCTAATACTTATTTGAGAAGTTTTTTCGAATTCAAAATCACTAGAAACGGTGACAATATCTCTATTATTAAAATAATGAGGTGAGGAAGATATTGCAATATAATCAGATTTATTTGTTGGATAAAACTCTACAAATGATAACTCCGATGTTGCAACACTAACGGAGGTTACTTCCTTTCCCTTTACAAAAGA